CTTGTCCTGGGAATGTTGTTATTGGATTGATACCATTTTTGTAGAGAACATCTCTGTCTGCTTTATCAGCATTGTAAGCATTCTTAACTACATTTTTGATAACACCTCTGTTGAAACCAGCTGGAGAGTACCATGGGTCTCTTGTATTATCTGATCTAACCATCAGACCTGCAACATCACCATTGTATGGAACATAGCGGTAGACATCATTGTATCTATCGTACTGATACTTATAAGCACCATCCATTATACCATATGAAGATGAAGTTAATGCATTTCTGAAGTCGACAGTATTTGCAGACTCGTTACCAAAGTTATTGATAACATCAGCTTTGTCTGGTGATACAACTACCACACAGTCTTTTCTTGCTTCTGCAATATTGTCAATGATGTAGTTTGGCCATTGATGACCATGAGTGCCACCTCTTGCCTTACCAGTTAACACTATTGATATATCAATATCTTCTGGATTCTTAAACACATCAATTGCAGCAGATAACTTTCCAATTGCAACGTTTGCTTCACCACTATCTGAATCACCAGTTATAGAGAATGAAGTTACGTTTGCTGATCCACCATCACGACCTATTGTAAACGATCTTGTGAATGGAGTTGTATTTGTTACAGCAGAATTTGACATATTAACAGCTGTGTTGTTATAGCCAGCTGTTGAGTTTTGTGTTTCAGATCCTGCTCGAACTTTTTTACCTCCGTTAAGGACCCATTGTGACTGGTTATCAATTACATTATAGTAGTAGATTGATTCACCAGACTCATCCTTAGCATCAGTTGCTCGAGATAAACCTTCATACTTTTCTAATATCTGACCTTTAACTCCTGTGATGTCACCATCTTGGTCTACTACAACTATGTGTAGTTCATCAGATGCATCTGAGTTATTAGCAACGTTATTAGTATACAATGTAGTACCAGGAGCTTTATCAAAGTTTCCTGCATATTCCCACTTACGAGTTACAGAACCTGAAACCAAGTTTTGTGAGAAAGCTGTACTTAATGTATATTTTTCTTGTAATGTTAAGTTTGCTGTAGCAGTAAAGATGGTGTCATTGTTGTTTTCATGAAGAGCACCACTAGTCGATGTGGAACCTACAGCTGTGATAACTCTTTCAACTGTACCAATTGAAGAATTACCTAAAACAATAACATCACCAACAGCAAAGCTAGACATAACATTAGCAACAGTATTTTGAGCAAGAAGATACTCAGCAACTGTTACGTTACTTGTTTCTGTGAAACCTGTTTTGACGTCTGCAGCTTTGATAACTACTTCTGTGTTACCAACTGCAACATCTAAATCAACGTTTGAAATACCTGAAACGTTGTTTGAAACTGATGATTCGAACGCACCAGAACTATCACAAACAGATATCTTTAATGAGTTACCAAGTGAACCAGGATACTTTGCTAAGAAAGAAGCATCACCTGGAACTGTAACATCATTGTCATAATGATCTCTGTTCTTTATTAAGATAGTATGTGATGAGTTACTAGAGTCTACTGATGTAGCAGGGTTCTGCAACACAGTAGCATTAAGAGCCGTAGCTGCAACAGCTCGGCTGACGTACAATTGATTCCCGTACGCTAGGAAGTTGGCAGCAGTGAAAAACGTTTCGAAACAAGTACCATCTGGCTTATGAAACCTTGATGTTAACTCTTCTTCAGAAGAAATCAAAGTTGCTACTTCCACAGGACCCCATCTAAATGTTCCTGCAAAAGCACCTTCCGTTGTTGAAACGGCAGGTACAATGGTAGTTAGATCTATTTCCGAAACATTTACACCAGGACTTACTTGGAATGCCATGGCTTAATTCTCCTTCATTAAGGTTTTGAAAAGCATATATGCTTCTGATTATTTATAAAAAGACAACCTTTTACGTTAGAAGATGCCATTTGTTCACATCCATTTCTTCATGTTGAGTAACAATCCTTAGGTATGCATCATACTCATCATCCATTTCTTTTTCAGTATAGAAACTACTCATCCACTGTTCGTAGTATGGAGGTCTTATTGAGTAAGTTGGATTTGTTCGTTTACCAACAGCAACATATTTAGATAGATTTTTAAAATGTATAATTTTGTAGTTTGTATCTACTTCTAAAAGTTTTTGTAATTCTAAGTTAGAATGTTCAAGTATAAATTTTTTACGATACTTTGACATGCTTAAATGATTTGCATTTGTTACTGCAGAACTCAATCTTTCATATGGGTTTCTCATAACAACAACTTTTTCTTCTGTGTTGCTTGTTTCAAAAGATTTATAATGATCATCCTCATAAGAAAATTTGTATGGTCTCTTGTATCCAAAGTGTTCATACATACTGGTATGACCACATCTTGTATATGCTATTACACAAATTTTTCCACTATCATAAAAGAACAACTACCATGAACCTTCAATTTCATATGGTGTATCAACAATCAAAGAGTCACTACTATACTTTTGCATATCATCATCTGGATCTGTAAAACCATCTTGGAAGAATCCAAAAGGTAACATATCTTCTTCCAGTGCCTTTTCATTTGCAGCAAGCAAGTTCTTTCTTATATCAATGTCTGTCATTTCCTTGAAGTATTCTTGACCCGTCAACCAAGCAAACAATACTAATGACATTACTAAGTCATCATTATAACCTTCCTCAGCAGCATAACTTTGTCCTCTAACAACAAATGCTGTAAGCTCTTTTAGTATTTCAAAGTCATTAATTACTAATCTATCATTTTCTATTATAGTTTTGAGAGATGCACAACCAACTCTTTTCAATTGTTTAGTTGTTCGAACTCCAAGTTGTTGTGACTTGCCACCAAATCCAGCTGTAAGTAATTGTCCAGATCTGCCTTTCCATTCAGCTGTAAGTATTCCTTCATACTCTAACTCATGATGAAGTATATCAGCAACTTGTTGGCCAATGTCATTTATTTCTACTAGAACAATAGCATCATTATACTTACGTGCAATGTCGTAAATAATATTAGGGTATAACATCGGACTAATAATGTTGGATCTATACGTACACACAACTTCATAAGGTACAGCAGTACAGTCGCAGACAGTAAATGCACTATAATCATTACCAATCCCTCTGGAAGTATCAACAGAGATGGCATATACATGTCCTTTTACAACTTCTTTCCATATTTTTACATTCTCATTTTGTGCAATTGGATCATGAAAGACCAATGATGCAAGTTTACTTGGATTTATTAATGTATTTGATGAACCTATAAAGTCACATTCAAACTCTTGTCTGAATTGTTCTTCACTAGTGTTCTTGATAGTTTGTTCTCTCCAAGCCTCATCTCTACCTGGTACAGCAGACCAATGAACTTGAATAGGTACATATTCATTTCTTCCTTCTTCAGCATCTACCCACAACTTGTAAAACAAGTTCATACCTTTAGGAGTAGATGTAATCATAACTCTTGATGTTCTACCAGATGATATAGTAGGATAAACAGATGCAAAGAATTCTTCTTGTAGCTGTGCATCAACAAATGCAAATTCATCAAGATAGACAAGAGAGAATGAGCCACCTCGTATAGCAGATGATGATGTTGAACTTGCTAGAACTTTACTTCCATTTTCTAATTCAAGACTACCTTTATTCCATTCAACTAAACCTTGTTGCAACCAATGTGGTAACCATTCATATGCCATCTGTAGTCTACTTAGAATCTCTCTAGCTGTACTTGCTTTGTTAGCCAATATAGCACAATTGAATGATTCATTGAATAAGATAAACCAAAGTATAACAGCAACCA